GCGACGGATGTACAGGCCTGTTATTACGCGGGTATTTCCGTAGACGCTCTGTATGATTACCAGAATAGGGTTCCTAATTATGCCAGCCAAAAGGAGGCAATGAAGAAAAGCCTAGGGCTGCAGGCCAAAGCAAACGTTGCAAAATCTATTAAAGGCGGTGATATAGGAACGAGCAAGTGGCATCTTGAGAAGACGGAAAAAGAAACCTATGCCGACCGCACGGAATTGACCGCGAAGGATGGGGAAGCGTTGAACCCGCAAACGAAAAGCGTGGATGAGGAAATTTTGGCAAACTACTTTAAGAACAAGTACGGAGAGAAGAAATGAAAGCGAATGACATGATGGATATGGACGCAACCATGCTGCGCCAAGTGGGCGACGGCTTGGGGTTGATCCTGCCGGAAACGGACGACGCTGATATTCTGCGCGCCCCAATTGAAATGGCGACGGAAGGGGTTATAGTGGAACGCGCAAACAAGGGAGCCGCACCGATGATTGAAGAAGTTGAACCAAAGCGCAGGGGAAGACCGCCCGCAAAAAAGAAAGCAGAAAAGCCTGCCGCCGAAATCGTTGCCGCCACGGAAACGGGCGATGATGCACAGCATACAGCCACGCAGACGGTCGCGCCGCGTTTCAACCCGATGAAAGTCTCGCTGGAACGCCCGAAGGATGAAGACGACCTGAAAGCCGCCTTGTCAAACCTGACCGGCGCGGGGCTGTCGGTGACGATGCTGGATGATGATACATGGCTATTCAGGCGCGGGGATTTATCGGATAGCGGGACAATGCACCAGCCGCTCCGGGTTATCGTTTCCTGCGCCGAGCGGTTAATGCGTGGATGAGGCCGTCGCCGCCGCGTGCCGATTATCCTTCGGCGCGTTTGCTCACCGCATGTTTAACGTATTGGAACCGGGCGGGCGGTTTGAATACGGTTGGCATATTGACTGCATTGCGGAGCATATCGAGGCGCTTCACAGGGGTGAGATCCGCCGCCTGATTATCAACCAGCCGCCGCGAACGCTTAAAAGTTTCCTTTGTTCTATTTTCTTCCCGGCGTGGGCCTTGGGTCATGCGCCGACAGAGAAATTTATCGTCACCAGCTATTCCCACAAGCTGGCCGAAAGCATGAGCGCAAAGACCCGCATGCTTGTGGCTTCGCAAGACTTTATGGACGTGTTTGGGGAACTTAAGATCAACCCGGCGCAGGATGCTAAGAGCCACTGGCAAACCGCGCAATTCGGGCAGTATTACGCCGACAGCGTTCTGGGGCAGATCACGGGGATCGGTTGCGGCTACCTTCTGATAGATGACCCGATAAAACCTATGGAGGCTTATAGCGACACGGTTCGCAAGAACACGATAGAAAACATACGCACAACCCTTTTTAGTCGATTTAACGATCCACGAACGGGCAAACTGTTGATGATTATGCAGCGCGTGCATGATGGTGACCCGACCGGGGAATTGCTGCATGACGGCGGATATACGCACCTGAAACTGCCCGCAGAGGCTCAAAAGCCTGTTCTGATAAGGCTTGGCAAACGGTTATGGACGATGAAACAGGGCGACTTGTTGATGCCGGACCGCTTGAGCGCAGAAACACTGGCCCGTATGAAACTAGATATGGGAAGCGCAAACTATGCGGGGCAGATATTGCAGGAACCCGTGCCGCCCGGCGGCGGGGACTTCAAGACGGAATGGCCGAAATACTATGGCCGCGATCCGATCAGCCCGCGCACGATGAATATTTACATTATTTGCGACCCGGCGGGCGGGGAGGATTTGAACAAGCGAAAGAAAAAATCCAGCGACTGGACAGCTTATATGGTGGTGGGCGTTGCGCCGGATAATAATTACTATCTATTGGACATTAAGCGCGAGCGGTTGAACCCGACAGAACGCCTTGATGTGTTGTTTGATCTGCACCGGGAATGGAACGAGCGCGGGGGCAAACCGCCGAAGGTTGGATACGAACGCTATTCCATGCAATCCGATATTCATTACATAAATGAACGCATGAAGGCGGAAAACTATCGCTTTCAACTGATCGAGCTTGGCGGTCCGATTGCGAAGGAAGAACGGATCAGGCGCTTGATCCCGGACCTTGAGGCGGGGCGGTGGTGGTTCCCCGATGCGGTCCGGTACACGGATAAAGAAGGGCGCACATTCAATCTGGTTGATGAATTGGTAAATGGTGAAATGGCGAACTTCCCACGGTCGCGTTATGATGATATGCTTGACGCGCTTTCACGGATATACGACCCTGAAATGGGCGTGATCTGGCCGAAAGTGATAAAACGCACGGGGGAAACCCGGCGGGTTGAACAGGGATGGGAAGACTTTTAGGGAATGAAATCCAAGGAAGAAATCGCCGAACAATTCAAAAAGCACAAGGACCAGACCGACAAGGGCCTGTCCCGCCAACGCGGGAACATCCGCAAGTGCCGCGCGTTCTATGACGGCGATTATATGGATTATTCCGATAAGGTGCAATTCTCAACGCCGGACGGGAAGAAACGCGCCACGGTGAAATTCAACAAAATCAAGCCGTATCTGACGGCCTGCCACGGCTTTATGATCCAGAACAGACGGAAGATCAATTACAGCGCGCGCACGGAAAGCCAAGTGGCACAGGTTGCCTATTCAACCTATACAAACGCCCTTTCTGACTTCGTGCGCGAGAACGCGAACGCGGACCAGATGGAAAGCGCGGCCACGCTTGAAATGCTGATCGGCGGCGTTGGGATTACGGATACAGCAGTAACATACGGTCAAGGTTATGTATCAACCGATCCAAACGGTGAAGTTATTATAGGTCCTGTAGATATAGATAGCGCGGGATGGGACCCAACCGCACGTTTGCCGAACGTGATCGAAGCCCGCTGGAAGTATTACAAGAAAGAATACGAGCTGGAGGAAGCAAAGGCCCTGTTTGCCGACGCGGAAGACGAGGATTTTGAGCAAACATCCGACGAGCCTGCCCGCGGGGAATATGATTTCATGCCAAGGGGCGGAACATACGACCGTATGCGCGTCGGGTACGATATGGCCAGCGTCGCCGACAATATGGTGAATGTTTATTTTTATCAGTGGTATGAGATCGAGAAATACTATCGCGCCTATAACCCGCTTTATACGCTGACCGTGCCGATGGCCGTTGCGGCGGCACAGGCGAAACTTGAGATTATCGCCGCTGACTATCCCGATCTGGACCCGCGGGCGGAAGTGCTGACATTTGATGCGGACGCAAAATCGAAGCTGGTCGACGCCTTCGGGGATATGATCGACCCCGTTGAAATGCAGAAGAAATGCTATTACGGCGCGGTATTGAGCGGAAAGAAGGTGTTTTCCCGTTTCAAGCTGCCCACGCAGGAAGGCTATACGATCCAGCACATGACCGGGCAATACGACGCCACGAATAAAATGTGGGTCGGCATGGTCAACTCACTTAAAGAGCCAGCCCTGTATTACAACAAAGCATTAACCGAGATGCTTTTCTCTATCGCCACCCTGTCAAAAGGCGGTGTTATGGCGGAACGATCTGCAATTGAGGACATCCGAGACTTCGAGGCAAAATACGCTAAAACGGATGCCGTTGCCATCGTTGAGGACGGTGCATTGTCTGGTGGCAAGATACAGCCAAAACGGGAGGCATATCAACCAACTGGCGCAGAGACAATCATCCAGCTTGCGGATTCCGCTCTTCCGGACGTTGCTGGTATTGATCCTTCCTTCCTTGGATCATCCGAGAACAAACTGGAAACAGCGCAATTGCAGCGTCAACGCATTAAGCAAGTCACGTCTACTCTTGCCACATTCTTCGATGCGATTAGCCTGTATCAAAAAGAACACGCACGCCTTATGTTGCCACTTATGCGCATTCTTGTCGAAAACAATGACGGGCAATTGTTCCGTGTTGTCGATGATGGGGTAATGCAATTCGTCAAGATGTCTCTGGACAACATGGTTGATCAGTATGATGTTGCTATCCAAGAGGCACCAGATAGCGCAACCCAGAAAGAAGAGCGTGCGACTTTAATCGTGAGCATTGCTGATAAACTGCTAACTGTAGGTGACGCTCAATCTGCCAAACTCTTGTACACCATGGCCCTTAAATACTCGAACCTTGAACAAGCGGACGTACAGAAGATCACAGAGTTATTTATGCCAAAAGACGCGCAGATCGATCCACAATACGTGCAGCAACTTGAAGCGCAGATTAAACAATTGCAGGATGAAGGCAATCAGGCGGCAATCAAGAACCTACTTACACAGGCAAGCCTTAACATGGTACGCGCTGAAAAAGAGATTGCATCTATCAAAAAGATTAACGCTGACGCGAACAAAACAGTTAGCGAAACGGAACAGACGGAGATTGAGAACAGTGTTATCCGGCAATCTTCGCCTGAAAATCAACAAATCCGGATAAATGCATAATAGGTAAAAATATGGGTCTACTTGATACACTGAACGAGCTGGGAGATGCAACTGATGAGGTCACCATTGAGAATGGTGAAATCAAGGATGTTGAGAAGGCGGAAGAGCCTGAAAAAGAAGAGGTGACGGAGGAAGAAGAGCATTCTGAAGAGCCTGAAAAAGAGGAAGAAGAAGCCCCAACCGAACCTAACCCAGATAAAGAAAAAGTATCTGGGTATCAACGCCGCAGGACGAAAGAGTTTGAAGAGCAATTAGCAAAAGCAAACGAAGAGCGTGAATATTTCCGTAAGCAGAATGAGCAAATGCAACAAATGATGCAACAGCTTATGACGCAACAGAAGCAGGCGCAAGAACCAACTAAAGAAGCTGAACCAGAGATTGATCCTAATGTTGATCCGGAGGCTTGGTTGATTAATAACATTCAGAAAAGCCAAAAAGGCCAAGTTGAGCTTGCGGATACGATTAAGCAAATCCAGTATCAAATGACCTTGAACAGTGCGAAGCAAGAGCTTTCAAGTATGGAAAGCGACTATGCAAAAGTCAATCAGGATTATTATGATGTTGTGAAAAATGCGTTTGATCGTGAGGTTGCGAAACAGAAATTCCTTAATCCAAACGCAACGGAACAATCTATTCGCCAACAACTTGAACTGGAGAAAGTGCAGCTTGCAGCGCGATTTGCACAAAATGGGCAAAACCCTGTTGACGCGATGTATAATTATATGGTATCAGTATATGGACGGCCACAAAAGGATCAAAACAAAGAGGATAAACCTCAAAAAGTTGATACGTTTGAAGCTGTCAAAAAGAACAAAGCAAAAGCTGCTACTCCTCTATCTGCTGGCGGTCGTGGGTCATCCGGAAATGCCCTGACAAAAGAACATGCAAATGGAATGACGTTATCAGATTTTGCACGGTTATCGGCAGATGATAAAAAGAAAATCTATGCTGACTAACTAGCTGACGACTTGCTTTAAAGTTAGGCCAATGCGAGGCTAACAATATCGCTCCAATCGCGGAACTAGGCGGGGTCACTCCCGCCCTAACAAAAAAGTAGGCCCTCACGAGGCTAATAATATCGGGTAGCGGTTAAAGAAAAATCAATCAAATTCTTTAACAATGGAGTGACAAATGTCCACTACTGTAATGACTTCAACTAACTCCTTAACGGTAAAACGTTGGGAGATGGAGACTTGGTTGCAAGCTCACCAAAACACCGTGTTCGGTCACATGATGGCCCGTGGTGCAATTTATACCCCTGAAGAGCTGATTGGATCTAACAAAGTCGGCGACCAAGTTACCTTCGCGTATGCTGGTAAATTGCTCGGCGTTCCTGTTGGTGAAGGCGGAACTTTGGACGGTAACGAAGAAGCCCTTGATCTGAAATCTCATAACATGGTTATGAACGTTTCCCGTCTTGGTGTTTTGAACCCTAACGTCAATACCATCGAACAACAACGTACCTATGTTAAATTCGATGAAGTTGCCAAACGCCAACTGCAACGCCGTGTCGCCGAATTGGTTGACACTTCTGTGTTGTATCAATTGGCTGGTGCGGCTCCTACGTCTTTGAACATTGGCGGTACTGCTTATGCAAACAGCACTGATTTGTTGCACGTACAAGGTCACAATGCGATTGTAGCTCCTACCTCTAACCGTATTGTACGGGCAAGCGGTCGGGCAAGCGATCAGGCATTGACTGCGTCCGATAAAATGTCGCTCGATCTGATCGACAACGCTTTGGAAGCTGCAAGCCTGACCCTGCAACCTGTTGAAATGTTGGATGGCAATACATACGACTTGTATCTGTCTCCAGAGCAAATCGTTGACCTTATGCGTGATTCCATCGGTAAGGTCCAATGGTTTAATGTTCAATTGTCAACCCTTGAGAGATCATCAGAAGATAACTTTATTGAGAATCGTTTCAAAAACAACATGGTTTGTGCTGGTAAGTATCGTAACGTCTATATTTACGAATCCCCACGTACTCCTTATGGTGTTAATGGAGCGAATTCTGCGGTTATCCCAACCGTTCGCCGTGGTCTGTTGGTTGGTCGTGACGCTCTGTCGTTCGCTTCCCCATTCGGTAGCCGCTTGAGCGACAATGACGTTCCAGTCAAATTCTTCGCACAAATGAAAGATTACGATTACTTCAAAGGTATGGAAGCTCGTATGATTTATGGTGCTAAGAAAATGACCCCAACCGGAAAAGACGATATCGGTGTGATTGTTATCTCCACCTATGCCGCTTCTCACAGCATTTAATAACGGAGGTTAAAAATGACTGCACCTACACTTTATCCATCTAAATACAGCGGTACTTCCGCTGATTACAACAGAGCGAAAGTTGACCGCTCGGGCGCATTGCGTACAGAAGCCGTTACGGTTACCGTACCATCTTCGACCGCATCCGGTACGGTTATCGGTCTGGTTCCATTCCGTAAAGGCGCACGCTTTGTATGCAATGGTTCCGGAGTATTCACGACCGATATTGACTCTGGAACGGCTGTGACCGCATCTGTTGGTTATGTGTACGATGATAACGTTACTTACACAAATGCACCTGCTGCTTTTGTAAGTGCGTCCACCATCCCACAAACTGGCGGGATCATCCCTATAACCAACCTCGCAACGTCCTATACGTTTGTTGCGGCTGCTGACGGGTGGATCACGGTAACGACTGGTGGTGGTACTACCACTACGTCCGGAACTATCTCTGCCCAGATCACTCTGGCATATGACGGATTGGTATAAAACCCAATGGCAACACTGGCAGAAATTCGAACGAAGATAGCGGAAAGGTTACAAGACCCCTCCTTTACGTCTATTACTTCTGCCAGTGTTGATTCCGTTATCAATGACGCATTACGGTATTATAAATACCATGTGTTTTGGTTTAACGAGAAATCAACGATTATTACTTTAAATCAAGGTGATCCAGTTATCCCGAATATCCCTGCTGATTTTCTGATTGAGTTGCAATCTGGAGGCCTAACAATTCATTATTCAAACCTGTTTTACCCGCTTCGTAAAATTTCATCTGATGTCTATGATGGATCGAACGTTGAGGGGATAGGCATTCCTTACGTATACACATATCGCAGCCAACAGTTTGAGGTTTATTTTTACCCAAATATTGCTTATGATTTAACCTTAAGATATATTAAAGATTATGCAGATCTGGTGAATGGAACTGATACGAATGATTTTACAGTGTATGCTGATCGAATGATTATTTATAACGCATTATCGCGGATTTATGCGGAATATAAACAAGATCCAAACATGGAACAATATTACACGGCACGGGCCAAAGATGAGGAGCTTAACCTGAAACGGCGTTCTGATTCCTTAACTGGCAGTGGTGTGTTGACTATCAACTCATATTTAACAACGTAGGAGACTATAAAATGGCTGAATTTACTTTTGGTGCACTGAAACGGGCACGTATTGGACAAGTAACATTGAACGGGACGACTGAAGTAACAATTTCTGTTCCTAATCTTGATCGTGAAAGCATTGTATTGCAAAACGTGAATACAATTGCGGGAACACCCGGAGCGTCTTACATTAGCTCGTTGACACCCGGCATTGTCGGGACGATTGGATTTAAATCATCCTCCGGTGATACGTCCATTCTCGATATCTACGTATATCAATAAACAATACAGCCTCTCGAATAATCAAATCCGAGAGGCATAACTCTATACGGAAATGGTGGTCTTATGCCTACATATACATCTTATTTTAATCTTGCCAAACCAACAGTTAATGACCCAGTTGACGCTGATCAGTGGGGAACACTGTTAAATAATGACATTGATTCAATTGATGGTCTATTACGCGGCGTAACGTCTGCTAAATCCGCATCGTTTACCGTTCAAACCACGGAATTCGGCCAGATTTATCTGTGTAATGCCACATCGGCAGCGATAATTGCCACATTGCCTTCTGCAGCAACAGCAGGAAATGGTTTTAAAGTTGCGTTTAAGAAGACGGATTCCTCTGCAAACGCTGTGACATTGACGCCGAATGGTGCAGATACGATTGATGGGGCGACCACTTATGCTTTATCGTCTCAATAT